ATGGAGAACTTGACTTATGCTCAACTTGAGCAAATCCCTAAACAACTGAGAAGAGAGTGGGCCGAGTTGCCTTTGGGGGCGCGAGCCCGAAAATACATGGAATTTCTCACAAACAAAAAGAGCTTTTGATGAGCGAAAACAACGACTTAGGCGCACTCGACCTAAAGAGCCTTGCCATCGAGACTTTGCGCCAGGTGTGCCTTGATGTTGGCGCTCCAGCGCAATCCAGGGCTGCTGCAGCGCGTTCTATTGCTGAAATTGTGGGTCTTTTGGGCAAGAATGCTGAGATTATCAGCGACACATCGGGCAAGGATTTGAGCTCGATGACAGCCCAGGAGCTCGATGCTGAAATCAAGCGCATCAGCAAACAGTCAGCAAAGTGAGCAGCAAATCACCCCCTGGGGCCTAGTTTTCCTAGGGTTTCCACTACCTTGTGAGGGTATTCACACCCCTGGGGTGGTGTTTTTCCTGGGAAAATGTGGGCCTGTGGCTGGGCTTGCCGCGCGCGAGGCACCCACTGGTGTCCCCCGCGAAGAGGTGCGAATGCTCTGGCGGCCCACGCGAGAAAATTTGTTGAGTTTAAAATGTGAAGCTGCTAAAACGACGAAGCCGACTAGGACTGCAATCCCAATCGGCTTCTGACCATATCGAAAGGTGACTTCGATGAAGGCTAAAGATCCTATTATCACACAGGACTATTTACGTTCAATTCTGGATTACGATCCTGAGAGCGGAATATTTATTTGGCGTGAGCGTTCCGCTGAGATGTTCCCGAACGAAACACCGCGTCGTAGTTCAGCCAATCAGGCGGCATGCTGGAACACTAGATATGTTGGGCGTCCGGCTGGGACGTTCCGTGACGGGGAATATACGATTGTTCGGATTCCTGGTCACAAGAGCCAGGTGCTTGCTCATAGGCTGGCGTGGTTTTGGTTTTATGGGGTGTGGCCATCTGGGGATATCGATCATGTGAGCCGTGATAAGACGGACAACAGAATTTCCAATCTTCGTGAGGCAACGAGATCTCAGAACCAGATTAACCGTGCGCATCGTCGTGATAATGTTCTAGGTGTTCGTGGTGTGTGCCGTCATTCTGGCCGCTATGTTGCTCAGATTAGTTTTAACCGCAGGCATATCTACATTGGGATGTATGAGACTTTGGAGGATGCCAAGAGGGCATACGAAGCAGAAGCTGCGCGATTATATGGAGATTTTGCTAGATAAAGTCGGTTATGGCATTTGACTTTACCTACTAAATCAATGTAATCGTTCACATAGGCCCCCGCGGGGGAAGCGCCTGTGAGGATTAGCTGTGGCCGACGCTAAGAAGACCTACTCGTTCACGAACTTTTCGGCCACTAGACCCAAAGACCAGCAACCAGGTGACGAACTAGATGGGCAATTTGCTGATCATCGGGCGTCGATTAATGAGACTCGGCAGCAATTAGCGGATGTAAGGCGCAGCGACGGTGCTTTGGTAAATGGCATTGTCACGAAGGACAGTTTAGCGCCGGATCTTTTTCTTGATGTTAAGACTGATGTTGCGAATGCTGTTGCTGCTGATTTAGCGGCTGCTCAGTCTTATGCGTCTTTAGCGACGACTGCGGGAAATTTAGCGGCGCAGTCTGCTGTGGATGCTGATGCTGCTGCGTCTAGCGCTCAGGCAGCTGCGTTAGTTTTGTCTAATGCTCAGGGTAGTGCTTTAGCGACGCTTACGCAGGTTCAGACGCAAGCCACCCTCGACCTCAAGCGTGCGACTGATCTTGAGGCTGCGTTAGAGTTAGATGTTCAGGCGGCTGTTGCTGGCGCTGATTTATCGGATAAATATGCTGTTCTTTCCAATTATTGGGCAGAATGGATGGGTGCTGATGGTAGGACTGATCAGACGATCCCTCCTAATGCGCTTAAGATTATGGGGATTACTGGGGATCACTGGAGTTCTCGGTGGTGGGCTACGCGTGCTGCGAATGCCTTTGGGCATTTGTATGATTTATATTTAGGTATTCATGCGACGGCACCCACGAGTAATCTATCTGGTGGGCCTCTTGCTGTAGGTTCGTTGTATTACGACAGCACGACGAACAAGCCTTATATTTGGACGGGGACGAACTGGAAGCCATTTTTCTCTAGTGAGAAGGCTCATACATCCACCCTTTACTATAAGGTGCCGACTGCGACGACGCAGAGTGTGTTTCCTTTAGCCACGTTGGATTTATTTGGGAATAGTTTTGGTTATGACCCGATAGATCCAGAGGCGACAGAGATACATGTGAATGGTGTGCGATTACTGCCGGATGATGGCAGTGGGACGCTTGGCGATTATAATATTAATACTGCTACAAGCACGATTACGTTTATTAAGCCGTTGAATGCGAATAGTATTGTTACGATTGATTTGCTGACGCCTAAGAATAAGTTGACTCCTGGTAGTGTCAATTTTCATTCGACGAAGAATATTAATTTAGATCCTGTGACTTATGCTCCTGGGTATCAGGACGGGTTTAGGACTGTGTTCACGGTATCGCGCACTGACGGTAATCCTGTTGCGATTACTGATAGTGAGCAGTTGTTTGTTAGTGTTGATGGCGTTGTTCAGCAGCCTGGTAAGGATTTTACTGCTGCTGGAGCGACGGTGACGTTTACTGATCCACCTGCGACGGATAGCAAGGTTTGGATGTTTTGGATGGAGCCTGGCGGTAGTGGGGCTTCTACTGGCGTTGTTCCTCCTGCGATAACGACGATATGGCAGGGATTGCATTATGCTCCTGGAACTCCTGGTGCTGTTACTTGGGAGGATATCAGGGGGATTGCTGAGACAGTTCAGAATACTGCTGATCTTCTGACGATTCCTGCGAGTCATTTGAATAATGGCAAGCTGGTTTTTGCTCAAGATACGAATATTTTATATACGAGTCTTGTAAATACGGCGACTGCTACGGGGACGATGGCAGATTGGCAGGCGATAGTTCCGCATGCTGATATGTATTTAACGACGGCGAATTTACCTAATCCAGCGACTGCGTCTCCTCCGTTACAGGATGGTCAGTTAGCGATAGTTTCGCTTGATGCTTTGCTTGGTAAGACGATTAATCGTCCTTATTTTTATGATGCTGCAACGACGAAGTGGTTACCATTAAGTCAGATGCAGATGTCGAAGGCATTACGATCTGATGCTGATCGTGTTGCGTTTGCGAAGGACGATTTACAAGTCACGTATGAGGCGAACCATCAGGAACTGAAGTTCTGGGATGGGACTGCGTGGCAGACGATTTATAGTTTTGATGCGATTAAGAATTTAATTGCTTCTGCGTCGTTGTTTGAAGGGACTGCGCAGGAGGTTGGCGGCGCTGCTGTTGGTGCTGTTCAATTGAGTGCTTTGCCTGATCTTGCTGCACTTGCTACTGCTGTCGATTTGACGAAGACGGGCCATTATTGGGTTTGGCAGGGATCGGCTAAGTATGCTGTGACTGCTGCGACACCGAGCATTGGAACTGATCTTAACGGCGTTACGTTAGAGCCTGGAGATTGGTTATCCATCAGCAATACAGGAACGACTGCAGCTCCTGTGTTTAAGTGGACGGTTATTCGTGGAGACCTGATTTCGAAGTCTCGCGGCGACACTCTTTTTGGTTTGACGCCTTATGCTGCTGGTTCTTGGGAGTTTGGTTCGACTGTTGTTTATCAGGGGTCGATTTATAGAGCGACTGCTGGCGTTGTGCCTGCGGATGCGGCTCCTGGGGTTGTAGGATCTCCATGGGCGCGTGTGCCTCTTGATAATGGCTTTGTGACTGTTGCTTCTGATGCTCAGCTCCCTGCGACGGGTTCGAATGTTGGTCAGATTTATTTTATCGAGAATAGTGCTGCTGCGAATAATTATCCTGCGTTTATGATGTGGAATGGCACGGCGTGGGTAAATACTGCTGGTGAAGCGCTTACGAAGACGCATTGGGACGCGATTAGCACATTCCAGACATGGACGAACAAGGTTTATGAGATAAACACGCTTGTTTTGTATAATGGGCGTTATTATCGGGCTTCTGCTGCTATTCCGTTAGGAACTGCGGCTCCTGGCGTATCTCCATTATGGACTGATATTACGCCATCAGGATCGTCTGGTATTCCGACATGGGATGCTGTTACTGCGTATGCGGCGTTTGTTCTCGTTATTCGTAACGGCGTTCTTTATTATTCGAGTGCAGCAAATACGAATGTTGATCCGGCATTAGGTGGGACGACGACTAAGACGCTTACGCCTATTGTTATCGCAGAGATGGATTGCGTTGACGGTGTAACGAGTTATCCGACGCATGCGAAGCTTGAGACGTTTGATTTCTCGACTGCTGGTGTGACGCCTGGTGAGTATTACTATGTCCAGATGGACGATAACGTCGCTGCTGGTCCGACTCTTGGTGTGCTGCCTTATACGATAACTGCAGGTCAGTTTAAGGGTAAGCAGCTTCTGACTGAAGAGACGTATATTGTTTATACAGGCAATAAATTAAACGGTATTTATGGCTGGGTGCTGGTTAATGGCGGCGTGCTTGGCAGCGCTGTGCCTGGCACGTTCTCTTACCAGGACAACACTGGCAATCCTTGGACGCAGGTATCGAACCTTAAGATCGGAGACATGCTTGATGTCTCTAAGGTTATTCCGGCACAGAGTGGTGACGCGTTAGTTTACAACGCTTCTGCGAGTGAGTGGACGCCAACAGAGCTTTATCCAAAGATTGCGGCGTTAGACACTATAAATTTAGTGAATAATGGTACTGCATGGACGAATATTTCTAATACTTGGAAGAATGCTGTCACGCTGAACTTTGCGATTGATGGTTATATTCCGGTTGGTCACTTGTTCCGCGTTGAATTGAATTTCGTTGCGACATTTGTGAACCCGACAGTGAAGGCTTCGAGCTGCGTAGTGGTTGGGACTGTCAAGCCTCGCGGTGCTGGATCACAAGGCTGGCGCGACGCGGCGGGTGCGACAGGTGTGACGAAAGTCATTTCTGGTGAGCGTTATCTTATCGGGACGATTACAGCTGGCACGACGATCGGCGTTGCGATTGATTTGCTTTCAAGTGCGACGACTGATGGATCGAATACGGTCAAGGGCAATGTCGTGTTTTACGATTTAGGCCCAGCAACTTCAATTCTTGCGATTTAAGGTAGGCCGATGACACTTGCTCTTAATCTTGCACTTCATGCTGGTGAGGAAACTGTGACCCTTCCTGCAGGACCTCCTGCAACTGCTGGACAAGCGTTGATTGGTTCACCTCCTGCGACTGCAGGTGATCCTGTCACTTTGACATGGGGCGCAACTGGCGGCGGTGGTGGCGGTGGATCGCTTCCTGTGCCGACGGGTGAAGGAAATGTTCTTATGACGGGAAATGCGGCTGCGTCTTATGCGTGGTCTGAGCAGCCTTTAGATTTTGGGAGATACTAAGTCATGTCATCACAAATTCAGATCAAGCGTAAGATAAATGGCACAGGATCTCCTGCAGCAGCTGGCGCTAAAGAGGGCGAGCTTGCAATTGCATTTCCAGGCGCTGCTGGTGTTGGAACTGATGCAGAGCTTTGGGCGTTCGATTCGAGCGCATGGCGTCGCGTTAATCCGACGACAACGATTACGACGCAGTCAATTTCACTTGGCACAGCAGGCGCGAATGTTGGCGCTGCTTATACGACATGGTCAGGAACGCCTGGCAATACGATTACAGGCAATGTTGTTATTGCAAGCTGGGGGACGCCTCAGCAGGCATATGTTTTAACGAATACTGCGCTTCCTGGCGCTGCTGCTTCGTGGACGTCGCTTGGTGGATCAACGCCATTTGCGACATCTGGTGAAGTTTTAACAGGAACTGAAGCTGCTAAAGCGATTGCGCCTGATGTGTTGCGCGCTTCAACTGTGAATACTTCTGCAGGCGCAGGTGACGCGAATAAAATTCCACGTCTTGATGCGTCTGGTAAAATTGCGGCGTCGATGTTGCCGACAAGCTCTTGGGAGCTGAAGGGCGCGAAAGATCAGACTGTAGCAAATTCAGCTCCTGCTGCTCCAATTACTGGCGACACTTACTTCCTAACTGCTGCAGGTAACTTTGACGCGACGTGGACGGGTCTTGGTGGTACGCCTGGTTCGTCTGGCGATATGGTTGTTTATGACGGCGCGAAGTGGCTGCACATTCCAAACTACACTGACTTGAATGCTTATGTGCCTCTTGCTGGTTCGTCATTACTGACAGGAACATTCACATGGACAGGCGCTGCCGGTTCTAAGGCTGGCACAGTTCTGTTTGACTTCAAGGGCGGCACTTTAGATGCAGCGTTAATCGATTGTGGTTCGTATTGATATTAACTCCGGCCAGATGAGCCATTAGGAGAAAGTCAGATGACTTCAAGAGTCCAGAATTTACGAAGCAGCGTCGCGGGGTCTCGCCCGGCGGCGTCTACCCGTGAGGTGGGTGAGATTTATACAAATTTCAGCGATTTTCAGTTGGGCGTCATTGACGCCACGAAAAATCCGCAGGATTTGCTGGCGATCCGGTTTCATTCGGCGACTGCGAAATATCAGGCGAACGACATCGTCGTTTATGGCGATACGATTTACCAGGCGAAGGCGGCTGTAGGTCCGAAGGCTTTCACGGCGACGGATTGGACTGCGATCAGCGGCGCTAATCAGACGAATAATAGTGTCACGACAGGATCTGTGACGATTACGCCAATGACGCCAGGTTCTGTAGTGTTTGCTGGAACAGGCAGCACGCTGACGCAGGATAACGCTAATCTTTATTATGATGATGTGAATAATCGTTTGAGCATTGGCTCGACGGTTCCAACGCGTAATCTTGATGTTACAGGCACATTTGGCGTAACAGGAAATTCTGTTGTCGGTGGCACGCTTGATGTTGCAGGCACGCTCGGCGTTAGCGGTCAATTAAATGTAACGGGTCAAGCTGGCTTTGCCTCTCTAGCGCGTTTTACATCGACAGATGCGATTGCGATCCCTGTTGGCACTGATTTGCAGCGTCCAACTGGCGCGGCGTTATTGCAAGGTGAGATTCGTTACAATACGACGCAAAACGCGTTTGAAGGATTTAATGGCTCTTCTTGGGGGCCGTTATCTGCTGTAAGCGCGCATCCGATTCAGCTGTTCAGCGCGACGGGCTCATACGCCACGAATGAACTCGTGATTTACAACGGCAACGTCTATCGCGCGAACGGTCCCGTCACGGCTGGCGCATGGAATGGGACGCAGTGGACGCAAATCACGCACTCGGCGGGAAATATTCTGCTTTGGGGCGGTACGACTAACGAACTCGTTTGGGGAATATAAGCATGTCTATTGATCTGAAAACGCAGACTGCAGATACGACGATTACGTCGACGGCGCTCATGTTTGGCGCGGATAGTTCGACCGCTGCGTCGCCGTCCGTTTATCCGATTGATACAATCGCGGATTACATCAAGGTCAAAAACGGCTCTAGCGCTGGCGGCGTTCTTGGCAAAGCCGATTATGATACCGTCGGATTCACGTCCATCACGGCCAGCACGATTAGCGTCAAGGCTGGCACGCTTGTTGACGTCGCAGGGACGATTGTTTCGTTTGCCGCGGATACGGCGGTCATTATGCCGGCCCTGACTGCTGGAACTGATTACGCGATTTACGCTTGCGGCGATGGCAGCATCCGTGCGGACGTTAGCTTTACGGCTCCGACGGGCTATACGGCGGCCAATTCTCGCAAGATCGGCGGTTTCCATTATGCGCCCGGCGGAAACGCTGCTGGACAGGCTGGCGGCGACGTAGCCCCGGCGATCAATCCTTACAGCGTATGGGATTTGAAATGGCGCCCCGCTTGCGGCGATCCGCGCGGCATGGCTCTGATCGACGGCAGCTTTTGGTGCGACATTTACCTGACGGGCGTCAGTCATATCCTCGATGGGACGTCGAAATTTGGCGCTACGATTGCCGACGGAACGACTCCGGCAAAAATTCCGGTCGAGTTTGGCGGCAACGGTTCGAACGTCTATGCCTCATTCAATTGGTGGCAGGCGAATGAAGTCGTCCAGTCGCACGGCAAGGATCTTCTGTCATACGGCGAAAGTTCGGTCGCGTTTTATGGCGTGACCGAAGGCACGAACGCCCCTGGCAATGCAGACCCCGTCAACACAAAGCTAGACGCCGCTCGCACGTCCCGTTGGGGGATTATGCAAGCGACCGGCAATATGTGGATTTGGTCTCGCGACTTTTCGTATCGACCAGATTCCACGAATCCGGGTTGGAACTGGAAAGATCAAGCCGGTGCTAGAGGCCAACTTTATCTCAATAATGACTTTGGTTTAACAGCGGCGCCACTCGGCGGGAACTGGTACAACGGCGTCGCCGCTGGTTCACGTTCGTCGTACTGGGGCAGCTGTCCATGGAACTCCGCCGGCGACCTCGGCGCCCGCGGCCGCTGTGACCACCTGCGTCTTGTCTGAGCGAGCGGAAGCGAGCGATTTAGAAGCCGGGCCTGAGTCAGAGTCAGCGCGGCAGATGGTGATTGTGGAGAAGTATGAGCAAGTGGTGAATTACCTTTACCCCATATTTCAAAACACGCCACGCAAACATGGCGTTGCGCGAGACATGATGTTGCGCACGCTATTCCTACAAGTGGAGCTTTTCATTGTGGCCGGAAAGTCACGACAAGTTTCCAGACTTTACGCAGCGGACGCCAATCTGGCGACGCTGCGTTATTGGCTACGTTTCGCTGTTGATCCTAAGCGCAAGATCATCACGTCGCATCAGCATAGGCACGCATTGTCGCTTATCGCTGAAATCGGCAAGATGATCGGTTCTTGGGTTAAGGCAGTGAAAAGTAGGGGGTGATAGAGGAAATGCACGCGGCGATACTCGGCGGGAACTGGAACAACGGCGTCAACGCTGGATCACGTTCGTCGAACTGGAACAACTATCCATGGAACTCCAACGACAACATCGGCGCCCGCGGCCGCTGTGACGACCCTTTCATGCTCGGCGGCGCGCCACGGCCCCGCCGGCAGGCTACAGCAAGACAGGTGGTCAGCTCTATTCATCCTGCTTCGGCGAACACACTTATGGATTCGGGAGAGCGGGGAGTAGTTCGTCGAAACCCGCGCCCGATAAATCGCATGGCTAAAAAGTATCGTAATCTTATCGATAAAATTACAAGCGACGAAAATATGCGTCGCGCCTATCGCCTCACGGCGAAAGGAAAGCGCAGTTCATTAGGCTTTTTGAGCTTCAAGGAATATTCAGAATTAAACCTTTACAATCTGGCGCAGTCCATTCGCGACGGGTCATATCGTCCAGGGCAGGAACGGGCTTTCACCGTTTATGAGCCGAAGCCGCGTCAGATCACGGCGGCGTCTTTTACGGATCGCATCGCGCATCATGCGCTTGTCGGGGTGATTGGCCCTATATTCGAGGCGACGCTTCTTCCGCGCACTTTCGCGTGTAGGGACGGCATGGGCACGCACGCCGGCGTCACAATGCTGCAATCTGACTTGCGTCGAATGGGCTCGCCGACATACGTCCTGAAAACCGATTTCAAGAAGTATTTCGCTTCAATAGATCGCGGCGTCTTGAATCAGATCATTCGCCGAAAGATTTCGTGCGCTCGGACGCTTGCGCTTATTGAGACGATGACGCCCCCGTCGGGCGTCGGGATTCCGATTGGCGCGCTTACCAGTCAGCTTTACGCGAATATCTATGCGGGCGAAATCGATCGTCGCCTGCAGTGCGAATTAGGCGTCAAACACTGGTATCGCTACATGGACGATATTGTCGTCTTGTCGCGAGATATAGATCACCTGCGTTACGTCCAGCAGGATTTGGCGCATATCGCACATAATTCGCTTCGGCTTTCATTCTCTCGCTGGAGCGTTCAGCCGGCCTCTCGCGGCGTGAATTTCCTCGGCTATCGCGTATGGCCGACGCATAAGCTCTTGCGCAAATCCAGCGTGACGCGTGCGCGGCGCGCCATAAAGACTTTACGACGCAACGGCAATGACGACCGGCTTACGAAGTTCCTCGCGGCCTGGACCGGCCACGCCGGTTGGGCGGATACGCACAATCTTCTCTCTAAACTCGGAGTTATGTGATGCAGACGATTATCAATACGAAGGCTGATTTGGACGCGCTGAAAGGCACGCCGGATTATGTCACCGCCCTTATCGGCCTTGCCGGCGCTGCGCAGACCTACGTCAACAAGGCTGCGCCGGGGCAGATGACGGATTGGGTTCTTGAGCCCAATACCGCTATTTTGACCGCCTTTGGCTATTCCCAGGATAAGTTGAACGCTGAACTGACGTCTCTTGGCGTGACGCCGGTGACGTCCGCCAAGCCCGTCGATTACATCACGTCTGTTCCGGCCGACGACAAGACGACGGTTCCCCAGGACAAATTCTATGACGTCGTTCTCGACCCGGCGACGTCAACCTATGTGAAGACGCCGAAGGATTTGGTCGCTCTTAAAGCTGACTGGAAATCGCAGATCAACGCGACGGCGGGAACGCTCCTTGCGTCGAGCGATTGGATGGTTGTCCGCAAGGTCGAAAGCAACATCGATATCCCTGCCGCCTGGAGCACGTATCGCACGGACGTCCGCGCTTACGCCAATAAAGTGCAGGCGGATATCGCTGCTGTGACGACGGTCGAAGCTCTCATCCCCCTCGTTATGGGCCTGACGTGGCCTGTAACGTCAGCATAACGCTATTAAACATTAAGGGGCTAAAATAGTGGCAAATAAACCTGCAAAGAAGAAACTCCCTGCAAAGAAGGCTCCAGCAAAGAAGGTCGCAGCGAAAGTAAAAGTTGCGGCTCCTGTGATCGTTGCGCGTAAGCCTGTATCGATTGCTGTGCCTGCAACTGTCTTCACATTGTTGATCGCTGCGCAGACGGGTTTGATCGGCTTTATCTCAATGCCTAAACCAGCTGCAGCGGCGAAAGTAGAGACGAAGACTGTTTCTGCCCCTGCGCCTGTTCTTACAACGCCGATTGCGCTTCCTCCTATTGAGGCTGTCAAGAAGGCAGAGGTGCGGGTGAAGAAGAAAGCGGCAGCGCGTGACTAATGATGAGCAACGCTATCTAACAGCATTAAAGCGGAGGCGCGCTGCGCTTCGCGCTAAAGATGACATGTTAGCGTTTGCTCAGTTGATGATGCCAAAACAGGATGATCACGAAAATCCTGACGTTAGTGAGTATCAAGTCGCAAAGCATCACAAGGTTATCTCTGCAGCTCTTGAAGAGGTAGAGAAAGGTAATATTCGACGCCTAATTATTAATCTTGGTCCAAGGCACGGCAAATCTCAATTAACGTCGCGTCTTTTCCCTGCATGGTATTTAGGCAGAAATCCAAACCATTCTCTAATTCTTGGCACATATAACGAGAAGTTCTCATGGGACTTTGGTCGTGATGTGCGGCAACTTATTCAAGATCCGATTTATTCGCAGGTGTTCCCTGATGTTAATCTCCTTGCTGGCGCAGCATCAGTTGACCGTCTTGAGACGACGCAAAAAGGCAAGATGTTCTTCGTCGGGCGTGGTGGTTCCCTCACAGGTCGCGGCGGTCATGGTCTTATTCTCGACGATCCGATCAAAGACAGAGTCGAGGCAGATAGCCCGACAACGCGTGAAAAGCTCTGGAGCTGGTTCAACCAAGTCCTTAAAACGCGTTTATTGAGCAGCTCAGGTTGGATCGTGCTTATTCAGACCAGATGGCACGAAGATGATTTAGTGGGTCGCATTACTGACCCGATGAACTCTTGCTATTCAGCTGCAGAAGCAAAGAAGTGGAGGATCATTGATCTTCCTGCGCTTGCTAAAGAGAAGGATGTTTTAGGTCGTAAAGAGGGAGAAGCGCTATGGCCTGAGCGTTTTCCTGTGTCGTTTCTCCATGAAATGCGGGAAGCAGACAGTCGAGGCTTCCAGGCGCTCTATCAAGGAAGCCCGACGCCAGAGAAGGGCAATTTCTTCGATGGGGACAGACTCAGAGTTTATTCTCGCCCTACTGACCGCCCTCCTAACGATCAGCTGCGTTTTTATATTGCTTCTGACCATGCCGTCTCAGTGAAGCAGGACAGAGATAAATCTTGTCTCATCCCTGTCGGCGTTGATGAGCATGACAATATCTGGGTCATGGATGACATGGTCTGGGGTCGTTTCCCGACTGATGTCATCGTCGAGAAGATGATTGACCTGATGGCTAAGTATAAGCCTCTCTATTGGTGGGCTGAGCGCGGTCACATCTCAAAGTCGATTGGACCATTCTTGCGCAAGCGCATGCTTGAGCGCGGCACATTCTGCACAGTTGATGAGATTGTCCCTGTGATGGACAAAATGAGCAGAGCGCAGTCGATGCAGGCGCGTGTTGCAATGGGGAAAGTGTATTTCCCGTCTTATGCTCCTTGGTATCAAGAAGCGCGAGATCAGTTGTTGAAATTCCCTTACGCCGCGCATGACGACATGGTCGATGCGATGAGTTATATAGGATTAGGATTAGCAAAGCAGGTGCGTGCTCGACCGATCAGATCAGTTGATAAAGGTCCGAAAGCTTACACACTTGGTTGGATTAAGAAACAAACGCGAGATGCTGAGAAGGTTCAGCAGACGCGTCATGGAGGTTGGTGATGGTTGGAGACCCTGGGATGATCGTTGAGGGTCCAATGGACGGCATCGACCCAATAATTCTTGATGCTGAAGGCCCTGTCCCAGAGGGTGAGAAGGTTCTTGATCGAGATCCACCTGAGCCCACTGAGCAGCGCAAGGCGCTTGTCGACTCTTTGACCAAAATGGTGAAAGAGGCAAAGACGCATTGGGACAAGACATTTAAGCAGATGGAGAAGGATCAGCGCTTTTGCGCTGGTGATCAATGGCCTTCAGAGACGAAGGCTGCTGTGTTTAACGACGACTTTGATGATCGTTATGTTGCGAATATTACGCTGAGGCATGTGCAGCAGAAAGTCGCTGCGCTTTATGCCAAGAACCCTAAAGCTGTTTGTCGCCGTCGTCAGAAGCTGTTGAGCACGACATGGGATGGCTCGATGCAGACGCTCCAAAAAGCTCAGGAGACGATGCAACAACAGCAGATGGCTCAACAAGCTATGATGGCGATGGGCGCTTCAATCCTCACAGGAGCTCCTCCTCCTGGTATGCCTGGCATGGGGCCTCAAGATCCATCTCAGCCACCACAGCCAATGCCAATGCCGCCGATGCCTCCTGACCCTGTTGCGGTTCAAGAGGCGCAGGCTGTTATTGAAGATGCGAAGCTTGTTAAACAGCAAATTGACCAAGCGAATAAAATCGCTCGCACGCTTGAGCTTCTTTACGAATATGAAGTCTCAGAGCAGCAACAACCATTTAAGTCGATGATGAAGATGACCATTCGACGCGCTGCGACGTCTGGTGTTGGCTGGATCAAGCTCGGCTTTCAGCGCATTATGGGTAAAAACCCAGATTACGACAGCAGGATTGCCGATGTTCAGCAGCGTTTGTCGACTTTGGAGCGCATCAGTGCCGACCTAGCCGATAGCGAGATTCAATCTGATAGCGCTGAGGCTGAACAGCTCCAGCTTCTTCTTGCTGATATGGAGCAAGACACCGACATCGTCGTGAGAGAAGGTTTGATCTTCTCCTATCCAAAATCAACAGCGATTATCCCTGATCCGAGATGTGTCCAGCTTCGTGATTTCTTAGGCTGTGATTGGGTTGCCGAGGAGTTCATGCTCTCTCCTAATGAGATCAAGGAGACATACGGCATCGACGTCGGCAAGGACTTTACGGCCTATAATCGCGTCGATATTGGCACAGATTATGAGCGTGCAAGAGCTATTTGGACGACGGGGAGTTATCAAGATGATGCTCGGATTTCTGATGGCGACAGTGAGTCTGCACTTGTTTGGGAAGTCTATAATCGCAAAGACGGCCTCGTTTACACGATTTGCGATGGCTACAAGGACTTCCTGAGACGCCCTGCACAACCAGAATTTTACACTGATCGTTTTTGGCCTTGGTTCATGGTCGCTTTCAACGAGACAGACGGTAAGGTTTATCCTCCATCTGACGTCTTATTGATGCGCCCAATGCAGCTTGAGTTGAATAGAGCGCGCCAAGGATTGCGTGAGCATCGCTTCGCTAATCGCCCTAAGATGGTTTATGCCGAAGGATTGCTAAGCGAGGATGATCTCGACGCGTTGAGAAATCACCCTGTAAATGCGTTGATTTCAGTGTCTGGGCTTCAGCCAAGTCAGAATGTCGAGCAGGTTTTACAGCCTCTGAAGGGTGTGCCGCTTGATCCGAATATGTATGAAGTAAACCCAATATTCCAAGATATGATGCGCGCTGTTGGCGACCAGGAGGCAAATCTTGGCGGCACATCGGGTCAAACAGCGACAGAGACCAATATTGCACAATCTTCACGCGCATCGGCTCTTGGTTCTGCAGTGGATGATATTGATGAGACGCTGACAGGCATTGCTCGCGCTGCTGGTCAGATCCTTCTTCTCAATGTTTCTGAAGACACAGTGAAGTCGATTGTCGGTCCTGGCGCGATGTGGCCAACATTGACGAAGGCAGAAGTCTCGAAAGAGTTGATGCTTGAGATTGAGGCAGGTTCTTCTGGGCGTCCTAATCAGGCGCAAGAGCTGCAGAACTATGAGCGCCTTGCGCCTATCCTGATGCAGATCCCTGGCATTAATCCTGTCGTGTTGGCGAAGGAAGCGATTAAGCGCCTTGATGATCGTATTGATGTTGAGGCTGCAGTGTCTGAAGGTATGCCATCAATTCAATCGTTGAATGGTGGCGGTGGTGGAATGCCGCAAATGGGAGCTCCTGGTCCGATGGGTCCTCCACAAGCGCAAGGACCACAAGGCGCAAATAATGCGCCTAAGCCTCCTCCACCAAGCCCTTCTTCCCCATCTCCTAAGCCAAATGGAGCGCCTCAAGGTTTGATGGGGACTTGATGTGTGGTATTGAAAGTCGGTTTTAATGTCTAACAAAGGAGCCTAGAGTGCAAGGCGACGATCTAATTCAAGAAAGCTCTGCCCCCGTTGAGTCATCGACTCCAGCGGTAGAGCCTTCTGTTACTCCGGCAACGGAGACGCAATCCTCTGAGACTTCGGTTTCAGAGTCTGGTGAGCAGTCCAAGGAGAGTCTCCTCGATGCTGTGCTCAAAGTGGCTAACGTCACTGAAGAGCCGACTGTCGAAGGAGAGAAAGCCTCGGATGAGACATCAAATCAAGTAAAGCCAGAAGAAGGGGAAAAGGAAGAAGACGACGAGTCAAGTCCAGAGACTGAAGCTTCTGCTGAAGAGGTGCCTGATAGTGTGCCTGCTCCAGTTAAGAAGAAAATCAGAAAACTGCAGAAAGAAGCTCTCAAATACAAGCATGAAATTGAGAACTTAAAGCCTTCTGCAGAAATTGGTCAGCAACTGCAGAATTATGCGTCATCGAATAATCTTTCGTCAGAAGATGTCGTTTTCGCTCTCGATCTCGCCGCTATGGTGGCTCGAAACGATTATGATGGCTTCTACAAGGTTATTTCGCCGCTAATTCGGCACGCTCAAGAAGTCACTGGCGTTGTATTGCCGCAGGACCTGCAAGGCATGGTCGAACAGCAGCAAATGACGCCTCAGATGGCTCAAGAGTTTGCTCGCACCAGGTTTGAGCGCGCTCAATACGAAAACCAAGCAAGACAGATGCAGCAGGTCCAACAGACCCAGCAAGTCAGTCAGGTGAAGGACACCGTGCAGCGCTCAGTCTCAGCATTTGAACAGCGTCTCGCCGCGCAAGATCCCGACTATAAGGCAAAAGCTGACGCCGTCAGGCGTGCGGCGCAAGCAATGCTTTATGAGCGTGGTGGTAGGATTAACAATCAGCAGGAAGCTCTGCAAATCGTGCAGGCTGCCTATAACGAGGTTAATCAGCAATATCGCCGCATCAACAAGCCTTCTCGCGCAACTGCACCAACTCCTGGCGCGTCTAATCCACAAACCCCTCCGGCGCGCACAGCCCCTAAATCGCTAATGGAAGCAGCGATGCAGGGCTTATCGAAAGCAAATCGCGCTGGATAGTCGTCTTTGACGGCTGACAGACAGGACTTAGAAAATGGCTTTTACAGCTGGTGAAATTGCCAACATCGCTAATGCGGCGTTGGACTTCTACTTCAACAAAGGCGAGGCTTTTAAACAAAGCATCCAAAATCGCCCCTTCTGGGACATGCTTGAGCGTAAAGCCAAGACCTTCCCAGGCGGCAAAGGCAACATCTCGATTGCTGTCGAAGGCGACTTCGGCTCAAATCCAATGGTGCCAACTGGCGGCAGCGACACTGTCAAGGGTTACACCCATGACGACAAAGTTTCGTTCTTTACGCCATATAACATCAAGAGAGCTGAATATCCTTGGCGTGAGCATCACATCGGTCTGACGATGACGCACACCGAGCTCAAGATCGACGGCATCTCTGTCGTTGATACGAACGGTGAGCGCACATCGAACCACTCACAGCGTGAAATGACCGTGCTCGTGAACTTGCTCGAAGACAAACTCTTCGCGCTTGGTGAGCAATATGCACGCGGCATGAACACGCTCGCTTTTGGCGACGGCACAGGCGACGCTAAAGCTCTCGCTGGTATTCAGGCTCTTGTAAAAGAAAGCCCTGTCGCTGGCACGGTTGGCGGCCTTTCAAACGCCACTAACAAGTGGTGGCGTAACCGCGCACGCACGGCTGCTTATGCTGCCGCTGTTACTGCTACGCCTGCACTTGCTGGTCATGGCGGTGGCGCTGTGACGTCGAATGTCGCTGATGGCGGCGCTCTTCTTCAAGTTCTGCAATATGAATATCGTCAGTTGATCCGTTACGGCGGCAAGCCTGACTTCTTCGTTTGCGGTTCTGACTTCCTCGATGCGATGGAAAAAGAGCTCCGTGCAAACGGCATTTACTCACAGCAGGGCTTTGACGCTTCTCAGGAGCTGTCAATCGGCCAGCTCATGTTCATGGGTAACAAGATCCAATACGATCCAACCCTTGACGACATGGGCAAGTCAAAGCGCGCTTACTGGATCGATTCACGCGCTGTCTTCCTTGAGAAGATGGACAGTGAATGGCGCAAGGATCACACGCCTTCACGCCCTGCTGATCAGTTCCTGCTTTATCGCTCGATCACATCAACAGGCGCGATGGTTGCCAAGCAGCTCAACAGCTCGCTTGTCATCGACATAGCGTAACACGAACTCTTCACGACTTGTTATTCGCACTCCGGGTCGTGGAGATAGAGGTCGGCAAAAACCCCCTAGGTCTGCCGACCTCGACTAGTGAGTGCGAGATGAGTGTGAGGAATTAAAATGCACTTTTGCACAGCGACAGTAAACCTTGCAGGCAGCATGCTGATGCAGGTTCCTAGAACAGAATTTAACCCGATTTCATGGCCTGAGATTGAGGTCCTACGCGCTATTCATGGCGATGATGCTGTAGTTGACCCAAAGCCATTTGTTACGGTTGAGCAATCACCCCGCGCTGAAAAAGAGCGTCTTCTCTTAACCTATGGTTCAGTTGTCGAAGAGCTATTTCCTGGTCGCAATCCTCAGATTGAGATGGAAGCTCCCAAAGCAAAACTCCCAGCAAAAACGCCAGAGTGGAAAAACCCAATCGACCGTGATCCGGCGATTTGGGACACGCCACCAGAGGAGCGCTCAGCAGCTGTGGCGGCGGCAGAAGATGCCGAAGCTAAGACCGCCAAGCCAAAGAACCCATTCAACTGAGGATGTAGATAAATGGCGTCAATGACTCTTGGAGAGATAGTTAAAGAGGTCCGAGCAGAAGCTGGGCACGCTTTGACGCCAGCACAAGGCTTAAACACGCTTGAGACGCTTTATCGTCTCATCCGTAAAACAGAAGAGGAGCTGTGGACTGCTTTCGAGTGGCCACAGCTTATGATGCGTGTAAATATCGCAACATCATCAGGGCAGTATAAATACGCCTATGATGCCTCAATGGGCTTTGATCAGATCAGAGGTGCTTTCTACTCGCATGATGGTCATCATTGGACGCCGTTAGAATATGGGATTGCAGAAGATTGTATAGGCGCGACAGGCGATAATAATCAGTCTGGTCCGACTGCGCGCTTCTGGGAAGACGCTAATCCAGATATTTATTTTAGAGTTTGGCCAACTCCTTCGCAGGGTGGTTGGATACGCTTTCGAGGCATGCGGCTGATCACGCCAATGCTTCTCGACACCGACATGAGCACGCTTGATGGTCTTCTCCTTGCTCAGCTTGTGTCGTCGAAGTTGCTGACAAGAGCGAAGGCAGAAGATGCGCAAGTTGCGACGCAGGCAGCTCAAAGACACCTGCAAAAGCTCTTAGCAAATAAAGTTTCTAATAAGCATAAGGTTTCGACAATGGGCGCGAATAGACGTCCAGCATCGTCAAGACTGACGCCTTACCTCGATTATATTCCTTAAGGATTTCTTTGGGTCATGCCTTATTTCTTGGTCGAGAATTTTAAATCTGGGTTGGATGTTCGCAAGAGCATTTTGACAGCGCCTGCTGGGACGCTGACGCGTTTGATTAATGCCGCGATTACGCCAGGCGGTGAGATCAGGAAGCGCAAGGCATTCGTCAAAGTTGCTAATCTCACAGGCACATTTGGCCTTGCGTCTATTGGCACGAAGCTTGTTGCATTCACCAAAGGCGTTCAGACGCCTAATCCTGGTATTAAAGACCCGACTACAGGTGCCTCACCCACTGATGTGACGCTTGAATACCACCGCATCCCAAATAAGTCCCCGACGTCAGTAATGACGGACTATGATGTCTTCGACGGCAAGCTTTATCTTGTTATGTCAGATCCAAACCCGACGCCTCCAGCTGATGCCGACTCTGGGACAGGTCTTCCAAAGCCTGTTCCTGAGAATGAGCCTTATCTTCGGACGTCAGATAACACTATTCACGTATGGCGTCAGGGGACTTGGAATGATTGGGCTGCGACTAAGCGCGTCGGCTCTCTTCCAGCGCGTGGCTATACTGGAGATTGGTTTAAAAACACGACAAATAATACTTGGTATAAGGTCTCTGGGTCTGATTGGGTAAAGCAGACATCTCAACCAACAGCATCTGATACACAACAAACAGGCCCTGCCCTTCCATCGAACCAGATGGAAGATGTGATTTATTATAATTACAATGAGAATGTTAATTATGTAACGCGCAATCGTGTTTGGGAGGTTTGGACGCCTCCGCATACTGTCGCCACCCTGCCTAAAGGTTATAAGGACGGCGACGCTTTCAAAAACACGACAGACGGTAAATTCTATAAGTGGCAAACGAGTGCTTGGGTGCCATGGGCTTCGAGCATTCGGGATAAAAACCCGCATTACTATTTTGATGACCGTGAAAAGGTAAATGACCAATTCACGCAGAATCTTGATCTGACATGGGAATGGTCGACTAAGCCTAACCCAAACAAAGACACCTACCAGCCCACTGAAGGCGCTGGAATGGGCTATTTCATCCGCGCATATAAGTCGAAGATTTATTGTGTTGGTGATAAATATCTTCGTTTTTCAGCAGTTAATAACGGCTTCTTGTGGGAAGCTTCGACCGATACAAACGACAATAGTCGTGACGGTGCCGGGAATATTAACGTCTCTATTCAAGAAGGTGGGTCCTCGACGCTTAACGGAGTTGAGATTTACTACGACAAATTAGCCCTTTTCACTGAGCAATCGACGCAGATGTGGGCTGTCGTCTCTGATCCTAAGCAGAATGCGTTAGGTCAGGTTTTGAGACAGACAGGGACAAAGGCTCCTTGGTCAGTGCAGCAGTATGGCTCAGGCGATATTCTCTTTTTAGCGTCATCCGGCATTCGCTCGATGAAGGCGAGAGATATCTCGAACTCTGCGGCTGTGTCTGATATTGGCTCTCCGATTGACGACCTTGTGCGCTCTATTCCTGAGAATGACCGCGTCTATTGCCGCTCGGTGCTTGAGCCTGTTGTCGGTCGTGTTTGGTTTGCTTTCAGAAGAAACATCTATTTGTTGTCCTTCTTCCCAGGACCAAACATCACTGCATGGTCAAACTATAAAGTCGATTTCGACATCGAATATATCGTCGTGTGTGGTGATCGGCTCTTCGTTCGCTCAGGCGACGATCTTTATCTCTATGGTGGCGTGACAGGCGAAGAATACGACACCTGTGCTGTTGAAGTTCGCCTGCCCTTCCTAGACGGCTCGAAGCCTGGCCATATGAAGATGTTTCAAGCCATCGACGCGACAGTCACAGGCACATGGGACATTAAGATCGCATACGACTTTGATCATCCTGACTCAGAGGAATCTGTGGCGACAGTCACAGCTCCGACCTGGAATAAGGGTCGATATGAGCTGACGGGTTATGCGTCGCATATGAGCTTAAGATTCTACAACAACACGGCAGAACCCGCTGTCCTCAGCAATGCCGCCATTCACTACAACATGGCAACCGATGCAGACTGAGTTGAGTGAGACACAGCCGAGAAAGCGTAGCCCCAGGCTTATCCCTGATGGGCTGACTTTTCGCATGGCTGAAACTGCCGACATCCCTCAGTTGCTACCATTGTCTAAAGAGTTCTTTGATCTTTCCAGCTTCTCGAAGATGGGGATCGAATACTCAGAAGCGAATGTTGAGAGGTATCTCACGCTTCTTCTGGACAATATGTTCGCTCCATCCTTGCTTGCTCTTGTCGACGACAAGATCGTCGGATGGTGCCAGTTTCAATACGACATGAGCGCTTTCAAAAAGCCTGTTGCTGTATTGAACCAATTATTCGTCACAAAGAAGCATCGACGCAGTGTAATCGGTAGAACTTTGCTGACTACTGCGATGGAAATTGCTAAAGATGAGCAGGCTTGTGCCTTTATAGCGCCTGTTAATTCTGGTTCAGAACACATTCACAGCCTCGGCAATTTACTCGCTAAGGGCGGGTTTAAAATGACAGGCTACATAATGACAAGGAGTCTATAAATGGGCATGGGCGGTGGTGGCGGTGGCCAGGACATGGGCTCCTTCTTTCAGATTATGCAGGCCCAACAGGCGCGTGAAGAAGAGAACCTTCGGCAGCAGCGCATTCAAGGAGGTCGAGACTTAATCGACCGTCAATTCGATTTATTTAAGAAAAACCCCGCATTCTTTGACCGTTATCGTAACGGCATTACTGACTATTATCGCCCTCAGATTGATAGCCAATACTCAGGCGCTAAGCGCAATTTGACCTTCCAGCTTGCAGATGCTGGCACATTACGCTCGACAGCAGCTGCTGACGCGACGGCTGATCTACAGCGACAAAATGACTCAAATCTGATGTCGATGAATGCGAAAGCTGACTCTGCAGTAGGAGATCTGCGCAATCAGATTGCGTCGAATAAAGACATGGCTGTCAATCAGTTGATGTCGACTGAAGATCCTTCAATGGCCGCTAACACAGCGCTGAATGGGATTGCGAATATCCAGCTTGCCAAGCCTGACTTGTCTCCTCTTGCCAATCTCTTCAGCACAGCGGCCATCGGCGGCGCGAATGCTGTGAAGGCTTGGCAGCAAGGCGGTGGCGGCGCAGGCGGTCTTGGTTTTGGTGGGAATGAAAGTGCTGGTCCTGGCGGCGGGACAATGGGCAAGAGCCAAGGC